ATCTGCTCCGACGAACCCAGCACCAGCTTGATGTTGTCCGCGACCGACCGGGGCAGAACAAGCGTGTCGAGCGTCGCCGCCTTCTGCGCGTCCGACATCGGACCGAGGACCCGTTCAAACTCAGCCGTCACATCGGCCATGTTTCTCAGGTTGCCCTCAGCATCAAAGACATTCAGTCCGAGCTTGGCAAACTCGTCGGCGTTCGCGGCACCGGCACGGGTGATGTCTCGCAGCATGACGGACAGCCGCTCACCGGCCTCCGCACCCTTTACACCCTGATCGGCGAACACCGACAGGACTGCGACGCCTTCCTCGATGGACTTGTTCGCCACCGACAGGGCAGCACCGGCCTTGTTCGTCAGCGACTGGGAGAACTGCTCGACAGAGGCGTTGGCGAGCGTGTTGGCCTTCACCAGCACGTCGGCGACCTGCTCCATGTTCTCCATGTTCTTTGCGGCGTCGTCGCTCGTCAGGCCGAGCGCAGACTGCGCGTCCGTCAGCAGGTCGGTCGCCTGTGACAGGTCGAACATTCCGGCCTGCGCGAACTGGGCGACCTTTGGCAGGGCGTTGATGGACTGCTGCGCGTCCAAACCTGCCGACGCGAGGAAGAAATACGCCTCAGCAGCCTCATCAGCGGAGAACGTCGTCGTCTTTGCCACCTCGCGGGCAGCGTTCGACATGTCCTGTTCCATCGCGGAGGACACGTTCCCCATGATGGCCGTGGACTTTGTCATCGCCGAATCGAAATCGGCGAACGCCTTGACCGACGCGACACCCAGCGCGGAGGTGATGGACGCTGCTGCGCCGACGAGACGCGCCCCGACCGCGACGAAGCCGAGGACGGCCCCGCTAGCGGAGTCCATCGCCCGCTTCAGACCCTTGGACTCACCAGTAACGACGACCTGGATGACGCTCTTACCTCTAGCCACAGGTCACTCCGTTACAGATGGCGCTTCTGAATGTCCTGAAGGTACCTGTAGAAAACGTCCTCAACCTCAGAACGCCGCTCGTCAAGCGCGTCATACAGAAAAGGATTAGGCGGAATCGGACCGCCCCGCCAACCCTGCGACGGGCTGGGTCGAGTCGGCCAGCCGTAATGCACCGGACCGGCATACGGCACCAGCTTCTTCCCGATACGGACGACACCGGCACGGGCAGACGCACCCGACCGCAGCGTCCCCTGCAACGCACCCGGCGAACGATCCCGACGACCCGGCCAGTACGGCTTGTTCGACACGACCGATGTGCTGCCGGATCGCACCGGAACCTTCGGACGCGCCGCAGCCTCCACAATCTCAGCAGACTTGCGGTGGGCAATCTTCAGGTCGTCAACAGCGTCCTTGCCGATAGCGCGGAGTGCCTTCTCCAGCTTCCGCTGGTTGTAGACATCCACCTTCATCGACTTGTCAGCCACGGCCCGCCTTCTTCTGACGCTTGTTCCGCTCGTTCAAGACCGCCACGATGGCCTTGAACATGTGAGCGTCGTCAAGAAGGTACTGGGGCGGGATGCCCGTCTCGACAGCGACTTGGGCTACGAGCCAGGTCGCTGACTGTCGGACAAAGGGCGGTCGTTGCCCTCCACCATCTCGACATCGACCAGCCGGTCAAGCCACGCCTCAAACTGGCCGTTCGCGCCGGACGCCTTCCAAGCCAGCCAGTAGATGTGCTCCACCTTCGACTCTTGGAACGCACGTCCGATGCCAGTCTGAAACTGACGCTCAAACTCGACCGACACCTTCGGGGTGACCGGAACGATGGACTCGCCGTCTTGGGTGACGACGCGCAGGTTGAGGCCGAACATTCAGGCTCCTATCAGGCAGTCGCTCGCGTAACAGCACCCGAAACAGGCCAGGTGATGGAAGCCGTCGCCAGCTCGCCAATCGCACCCGACACCGGAGTCCACTCCGTCAGGAGAACAGTCCCCGAGTACTTCGGGTTCGTCGCCGAAACCGCCGTCCCCGCAGGGAGAATCTCAAACGACGCGGTGCCGCCGACAAGGGCGTTCAGCGTGTCGTCCACCGAAGCGGACGCGAAGTCCTGGTGGAAATCGAGCGACAGGCTGTTGTTCGCAAGACCACCCGTGCGAGTACGGGCGGAGTCGCCGAAGGCCGTCGTCTCGACCTCCTCAACCTCCTGAGAAAGCTCGACAGACGCGACGTGGTCCGAAAGGTCAACCGAGTTGATCTTGACCACCGCGTTCGTCAGAACGATGCGGGCCATCTGCTAGTCCTCCTGCCCCATCTCGGGGGTCGGTTCCGGCGCAACCGCCGGTTTCTTCTTGGTTGTCGCCTTCACCGGAGACAGGTGATTTCCTGCCACCAGCGCTGCAATGTTACACCCTTGCAGGTCGTCTTCCGTAAGGACGGTGCCAGCCCGCCACGGAAGCCGTGCTGAGGTGACCTTCCAACTCATGCGAAAACCTCCACAACGAACTCAACGCCGAGGAATAGCGTCTCACCGTAAAGTACCTGCCCGTAACTGCGGACATCCGTCACACGGCTCGTCTGTGCCGAACCGTCCAACGTCGGGTCGGCGAACAGCGCTTCCTTCACCGAGTTCTCGCCGACGATGTACGGGTCGATGTTGTTCTGTGCCGCACGGTCGTCCGCACGGGACACCAGCAGCTGGATGAGGAAGATGTAGCGGTCGATGCCCCGCTGGGCGGTCAGGTCGTACTCAATCCGTTCGGGGATGACCATTGCCACCGGCGGGCGCGGGTCGTCGAGCATCGTCGCCGACGACCGAAGGCCGGGGATCGTGGCGAGGCGGGTGGCGATGCCCTGCCGGATGTCCGTGACGGAAGCCATCAGAAACGAATCCGTCGGAACGGGTGCAGCATCATTGCTACGTCGGGGTCTACTTTGAAGGAGACGCGCATCGCACCCATCTCGCCGAACCCTGCGACGCCGAGGGGGGAGTCGAGGCGGGCGAACAGGCGGGACGCCTGCATCAGCGTGGCCTGCTCCACCGCAGCGGGCACGGACGGCCAGCCGAACGTCGCCTCCACGCGCACCGTCTTCCGCCCGTACTCGATGGGCCAGTAGCCGTCCTCAATCGGCACGATAGACGTGTACGGCCAGTCCAGCCCCGAAATCTCCGAGTTGACCGGCTCCAACTGGTAGTCCACACCGGCGACAAGCGTCGTGGCGAATGATCCGTCCAGGTCGTCGTCAATCTTCACGGACACGACGCTGGTGGCGTCTGCGATGGGCAGCCGCTCCATCATCCCGGTCGGGATGTAGTCCTGTGTGGCGGTGCCAGCGGCGATGTCGAAATCGCGGAAGCAGTAGCCGTCCACGAACCGTGAGGCCGCGTCAACAGCGTTCGTCAGCAGCGTGTCGTCCACGTTGTCGGTAATCCGCAGCGCAGCCTTCAGCTGGTCAACGGTGCAGTAGTTAGCCATTCAGCGACCTCCACGAACATTCTACAGGGGTATGGCAGCGTTCAGCCTGCCGAATGTGCGGATGCTCCGCTTCGGCATCATCTGCCCAAGGATACGGTCGCCACCCTCGAAATCTTCCACAATGTAAATGCCGTCCGGGTTCATCAGCGGGTCGATAAGCCGGATGGTGTTCCGAATGGCGTCCTCCCGGTGAGGCCCGTCGTCCACGAACAGGTCGATACCCGGCAGGTCCGCGAGAAAGTCCGTGTCATCGCCGTAGGCGTCCCATTCGTGCAGCAGCGGGTAGTTGATGCCGAACGCGCCACGGTCCACCAGGTTCTGCTCGTTCGCACGGAAACGGTCGAAATCAAGGTCAAGGCCGACGACCATCGCCTCGGGGAACAGTTCGCACCACATGGCGAGCGACACGCCACGGAACACGCCCAGCTCTACGATGACCTGCGGGTTCAGACCGTCAAGGAGTGTCGCGTAGGCGTCGGCGTAGCCGTTCCGATCCGGTGCCATCTTGTCGCCGCCAAGGTTCCACGGCGCGTGGGAAGACTTGTCCAGCGGGGAGAACACGCCCAGCCCCTTCTCAACCTGCGGGGCGAACTGCGCTTCAAGGTCAATCAGCCGTTGCGGACCCATCCCCAAAACCTTTCAGCAGCTGTAGAAACAAACTCGGCAACATTATCCGCACCGGACACCGGAACCCTGCCAACATTCTTGTTCACGACCAGTTCGCATCCGGCAATCTCTGCCTCGAGGACGGTGCGTGGGCACGGGTCGGGTCCGTTCGGCAGGTGGATGAACCAGCGGGCACGGCCCATGTGCTCCAGCACCGTCTCGCGCGGCACGTTCTTCAGAGCCACAACACGGTGGCCGGACTCCAGCCCCCAGGCCAGCGCGTTCCACTCGCCCTTGTGCGGATGGTCCCGTGCAGCCCACAACGCAAAGTCTTCCTTGCGAACATCACGCGGTATCAGACTGGTGTCAAGCGGGGCAGGGCAGACGCGGAACTCACGGCGAATCCACGGGTGCCAGTCGCCCATCTGCGGGGACGGCATGACCAGCAGCGACGCCGCGTGAAGCAGCTCAGACGCCTTCTCCGACTGGAGGGAACGGACCCACACGACCGGACGGAAAGACGCGAGGTGACGCACCTGAGAGTCCGACAGGCGCTCCGTAGCGCCCACCACGATGCGGTCGTAGCCCGACAGGTCCGGCAGCGGCGCAGCAGGATGGAAATGCTCGACCTGAAAGTCGTCCGGCGCTTGGGCAATCATCTCCTCAGTAGACATCTCCGCACCACCGGCATACCGGCCCTTCAGCAGCCCGTAGCCGTGGTCTGTCCGGCCATCGGGCAGCTGGTGGGTGACGAACGCGACTCTCATCCGGCGTCCAGCAGCGGCACCCACTTGTCCGCGAACACCTTGTCCGCCGCATAGTCCTGAGCGAACTCGACCGCCTCGTCCGAGTGTCCGCCGCCCTGCTGGTAGGCCCACTCCAGCCCCTCCACGATGGACCCGACCAGCGGCGTGGCGAACCATTGGCCCTGTGCCGGGTTCCACGAAGGCTGAACATCCACAGCAACACCGTCACCGACCAGTTCCGGCTGCGCCGAAAAGTTCGACACGACGACGCGGGTGCCGCACGCCTGCGCCTCGAGCACCGTCAGACCAAACCCCTCGCCCATCGTCGCCGCAAGCAGCACGTCGGTGCGGGTCATAATCTGCGCCATCTTGTCATCAGACACGCCCATCCGGTGGTCGTACTGATCGGCGAACACGACCTGGTTCTTCGGAATCCCACACGCCTCGATGAGCGCCAGCAGGTCGATGCCGATGGGGGATTTCAGGTCGGTGTGCATGTAGAGCAGCGCTTCGGGATGGTTCTGCGCGAAGATGGAGAACGCCAGCAGGTTCTCGCCCCACGCTTTGCGATTTGGCATGACGCCCTTGTTGGCGTTGATGGCGGAGACAAGGAACCTGCCGGGGAACGGGTCTTCCTCCATCGGCGTCGGCTTCCAATGCTTCTCCAGCGCGTGGGGGATGTAGACGGACTGAACGTCGGCACGGTCGAACGCGGCCTTGCCGTGCTTCGACATGGCGATGGGCAGCACGTTGTCACGCTTGGACCATTTCAGGACCTGCGGCGGGACGTTCATGTGGTCTACCGGCGTCCACGACCAAATCATGTCCAGCTCGGCAAGACGCGGGTTGTTCAGCACCCACACGTCACACAGCGTCACCATCCGCAGCGGCACATCCGACTCGGCCTGAACCGACCCGTAATGAGGCAGGATAATGTCATTCGACCAAGTGTCGAACCCCTGCGGCAGGATTCGGATGCCGTTCCACTTGCCCTCGCCCATCTGCTGGTTGAAGTTCGCATGAACCACAACATCGTGGCCGCGCTTTTTCAGACGACGCACAACCTGAGCGGTCTGCGTCCCATAACCAGTAGGCACCGAAGGGTGGTTTGAGTACCAAAAGATGCGGGGTGAGCGGTTCTTTCCCATGACGCAGGCTTTCGCAGGGCGCAGGTACGCAGGTCCGGGGCGGGCTAACCCTGCGCTGTCAGCCCGCCCCGGACATTACCTGAAATCAGGCAGTACCGCCGGTGAACGCCTTGACCGCGTCCGAACGGCCGCCACCAAGGTCGCCGTCCAGTCGGATCGACGCACGGAAGGTGACGAGGTCGTTGGCGAACGCGAAGTCGTCGCTGCGCGCAACCTCAACACCGGCCCCGACCTGACGGACGTGGTAGGCGGAGAAGTCACCGAACAGGACCGACTTCGTGTCAACAGCCTGCGACGCGATGTCAGGGTTCTCGATGATGCGGAAGCCCAGGAGCTGGTCGGGACCAGTCACCTGCGGGTTGAAGATGTACCCGTTGGCGTCCTGCAGCTTGCGAACAGCGCCGAGGGAGGCGCGGTTCATCATGAACCCGGTGCCCGGACGACGGGCGTACGCCGCGTCAACCGAGTGGGCCAGGTCAATCAGGTTGTTCGTCGTGAACGCACCGTCCACGCCGGTGCCGCCGGTAGCGCCCGACCCGGAGGCCGTGACGATGCCGTTCGGCTGAACCGTGCCGGTCCCGAGCGTCAGCGCGGCGTTGACCGCCGTGCCGAGCGCAACGCCGAACTGGTCGGCGAGGAACGCGACGATGTCAATGCCCGAGTCCTCCAGCAGCTCGCGGCTGATCTGCACGAGCGTGCCGAACTTGTGGGCACGAAGGGTGATGGTGCTGAACGTCGGGTCGCTCTCACCGAAGACAGCGGCCTCAGCGGTCGCGGTCGCGGCGGAACGGCTCGACTCGACCGGAACCTTGATGTCGTTGCCCATCTCCGTACGGAGGATGGTGGCGATACCCGGCTCCAGCATCGGCCCGACGTACTCCAGCTTCCGCTGAAGGACATCGTAGAAGCCCTGAGGGACGACGGAACCGTCCGCCGCCGTCGTCAGGTCACGCTTCTCCGACCCGAACGTGTAGGAACG